CCGGACCCTCTTAGGTGAGGACCGGCCGATGCAGTGCATTGCCACCTACCCAGTAATGGGTATTTCCAATAGGAAAGAACGAACTCGTTCTACATTCATACTCGAAAGGTGTGGTAAATGTCTGAGAAGACACGTAAGTTCCAGCAATCCCGAGGTGTCTTGAAAGGCACCAAAGACGGGAAAACCTGGCTTACTTACGCACCACAGACTTTCGACATGGGGAGACAGAAAACTGTCTCGGTAGGCCACCCTATTAACCCAAAGACGGGTTATAGGAGTGGGGGAGGGCCGTTTTATTCGTCCCTCGTGAGACGTCGTTTTCCGACGTCTCTCATTCGGCTGAAAGGGGAGTTTCCGTCTAAGCAAGAATTACGTGCTGAGGTCGGTACTCCCATGCCAGTTAAAATCCTACCATCCTCGTTTAATGAAATCACTGAAATACCTACTAAACTTCGATCGGAAGACCTTTCTGATCTTAGTCCGTACGGTGCAACAGCGATTTCGAGGGTGGCACCAACTAATCCAAATGCGAATGCCGCCACAATGCTAGGTGAGGTTGCTAAGGATGGGCTTGTCGCCCTTCCCGGCATCCGAACCTGGCGTAAACGAACCGATCTACTCCGAAGCGTCGGCGATGAGTTTCTCAACGTCGAGTTCGGGTGGAAGCCGCTTGTTTCCGATATTAGAGGTGTTTCTTCTTCTATCGTTAACCGTCATGCCGTACTTAGTCAGTACGAGCGTGACAGCGGTCGGAACGTTAGGCGTGAGTTTGCGTTTCCTGTAGAGCGTAGAACCGAAGAGTCGTCCAAAGGGAGCGAGAGACCTTCGTGTGCCCCAGCGGGGTCCACGGAATTTCCCGTTCTCAATGGCGCTGTCGGTTCTAACGGTTTGAAGCTCACTCTCGTGGAAGAGAGTAGACGATGGTTTTCTGGTTGCTTTACGTATACCACACCTCCCTCAAATGACACGAGGAAGCGAATGGCGTACGCTAGCGACCAGGCCAATCATTTACTTGGCACATCGTTGTCTCCAGAAGTTCTCTGGGAGCTCACACCGTGGAGTTGGGCCGTCGATTGGTTCTCGAATACTGGCGAGGTTATCACTAACTTCACCAATTTCGCGCTCCAAGGCCTGGTTATGCGATACGGTTACATGATGATGGAAAAGTCCATCGTTGTTACCGCATCTTTAGGAGGGAGGGATATTGTCTATCCCGAGCTCGTAAACACTGCCCCCGCTCAAACGTACGAAGTACGTATTAAGAGTAGGACAGAGGCAAACCCGTTCGGATTTGGCATAGGCTGGGAGGATTTGTCACCCACCCAACTAGCCATAACCGCCGCCCTTGGTATCACTAAGGTGCGGCTGTAGCAATACACTACAACCACTATGTCCCAGTGATGGGGCAGAAATAGGAGCGTGCCTAATGGCATTTGCAGATCCCCAGTCCATCAAAATAAGCGGTACTACGACGTCACTCCCAAGAGTCTCCACTGGAGATTTTAAGAGTGTGTACGAGTCCGCTGATGGACTGATCAAGGTCTCGGCGTCTACGCAGAATGGTAAGCGTAATCGTCAGACCTATCGGGTCGACGTGAGTAAGATCACAGCTGACCCCTTTATCCCTGCCAACAACACGGAAGTGTCGATGTCGACTTACGTCGTCTTCGACCGACCGCCTGTTGGCTACTCGAATGCGGATGCGCTCGCTGTCTGGGAAGGCTTCGTTGAAGCCCTCAAAGCCACCGAAAACAAACTCATCAAACAACTCCTTGGGAGTGAGTCGTAAACTCACAACTGAGGATCGTTTGGATGCATTAGAATACTTAGCTAAGTATCTTTTGCATCTCGAGCAACATCGGGAAAAGGAGTACGCTATGCATCGAGGAGACAATAACCATAATACTATGGTAATTCTCCTGGTGCTCCTCCTCCTAGCAATGATGCTAGGTGTCGGCGCACTACTCATGTTCATGGTTATCCTTTAATAGGGATGCCATGTGCCCTTGTTATTAGGCTAAGGAAAATAACCCCCAATTAGGAGGTATTTTGAAAAGCCTGATATCGCTCTGGAAAAGGATCGCTGAAGATTCGGCGATCCGATGTCGCACTAGCACCACCATGGACTATAAAACAGTCCAGGTTCGGTCTAAACATGAGGGCCTATCGTTTTTGACGATAAGCCTACCAAATTTTGGCAAGGACTTTCAAAAAGCCCTTGACCAAGGATTGGTCGATCGCAACATGTTCCAGGGTTTTTCCTGGCATGCAGGTCTCCCCCGATTTCTCGGAGGTTTCCTCGATCGTGTGTTTAGCCGTGCTAATGGGGTGTTGTTGGATGAACCGGACATAGATGCTATCTTAGCGGTACGGCAGCTAACGCTGCTTTACTCTAAGATCCTTCTCCCTTGTAGTGATGCAAGGGTTAAGGATGCTATGTCCCAGTACGTCCAATGTGATCAGGAGGTCAGGGAAAATGATGCAATGCTGGAACCCTCTGATATTGAGGATTTCAGACGCGTCTCTTCCCTTTTGTTTCGGGACATGTTCCTGGATTTGGATCGCAAGATCCATAATCTGGAGCTAGTTCCGAAGCATGGTCCTGGCGCTACAGCCGATAAATACCGTGGAAACGGGAAGTATCGGTCTCGCACCTGGACGGATCGCCTTGAGAGGTTCTTCCCTTCGGGGGATTATCTCTTTCCTAATGCAAGATATTTGCATGAGGAGGCGGTTGACCACCTAGAACCCGGTTCCGAGATGCCCGTTAGGGTCATCACGGTTCCTAAGACGCAAAAGACACCACGGATTATAGCCATCGAGCCGACTTGCATGCAATATGTGCAGCAAGCCGTAAACGAGGCTATCGTCCAATTTGTCGATAAGAGCAATCTTGTCGACATGATCGGAACTGGAGATCAGACTCCTAACCAGAGGCTGGCCCAGACAGGATCCAGAAATGGATCCCTTGCCACACTCGACTTGAGTGAGGCTTCCGATAGAGTGTCCAATCAGCTCGTAAACATTATGCTAGAACAGCATCCCCTATTGCAAGGGGCTGTTGATTCTTGCAGAAGTCGACGGGCTGATGTGCCTGGCCATGGAGTAATACCCTTGGCCAAGTTCGCATCTATGGGTTCAGCTCTCTGCTTCCCCATTGAGGCAATGGTGTTTTTAACACTATGCTTCATTGGAATAGAGCGAGAGCTCAACACCCGATTTACCAGTAAGCGGGATTTATTCCGCTTTACTGGGGAGGTGCGCGTCTATGGGGACGATCTCATTGTTCCCACGGACACGGTGCATTCCGTAGTTCACACCCTCGAGACCTTTGGTGCTCGAGTAGGTGCGGCCAAGTCTTTCTGGATTGGTAAATTCAGAGAGTCTTGTGGCAAGGAGTACTACGATGGCTATGACGTTTCAATCGTCAAGGCCAGACGAGTATTTCCGAGCACGCGGAAGCACGTTCCTGAGGTCATTTCGATAGTATCTCTTCGTAATCAGCTTTACAAGGCTGGCTACTGGGGAACTGTGAAATGGTTGGACTCATACATTGTCCGGGTAATTAAACATTTCCCGTACGTTGCAGAGTCCTCCTCAGCGTTAGGTCGTTACTCCTTTCTGGGTTATGAGACTCAGCGAGAGTGCGAGCATCTACATCGACCCTTGGTTAAGGGTTATGTAGTGTCGTCTCGCCTACCAATCGATCGATTGGATGGGCAGGACGCCTTGCTTAAGTGTTTTCTCAAGCGAGGCATTCAGCCAAATGCCGATGAGAAGCACCTAGAGCGTGCAGGACGCCCTCGGCGCGTCGACATCAAGCCGAGATGGGTCACACCATATTAAAGGTGTGAAGGGATTAAATTCCCCTGGGAGATAACTATTGGTCAAGGCTTCGGCCTGACGGCCGATAGTCTTACCTTGTTATCTCTGGGCGGGCGACTGGAGAGTCAGTAATGGCTCTCCA